AAATAAATCTCCGGACAGGCACACAATACAACTGATCGCTCGCTGTAACTTTACGACAACCATCCCTACACGTAACCATGGAAACACAACAGAAAACTAAGAAAACAAAGAAGGTTCAACGTCTTGTAGAATTTGATGTCACTGATGACGAAGACTCGGATACAAAGGAGAATCCAGTACCACAAACTGATAGTAATACATCGCGGAAAAATATCGAGGATGTTGGAAAACAATCAAGCCCATCGACGAGTACAAATGATGATAGTCAAACTTTAAACGTCAAGAATACAATTAGTGATGTTAAAAACTCCGAGCAATCTGGTGGTGCTGAGAAATTACCAAGTAATATTGCAATGTCAGTAACTGAAGCGATTGATGAACAACGGTTACGAACGGAAATCCAAATAAAACAGACGTTAGAGGCAAAGTTAGCAGCAAAGGTTGCGACAGTATCAGTAACTAACCGTATTCAGGCGAAGGGTACTAGCTTCAGTACAACTGTTGACATTCCAACGACAAGTGAGGTTCCAACCATATTTACAGTTGAATCAATTGGAAAGTCAGATACCCTTGGTTTAAAATTTGACGGAATGCCGGCTTATATGAGTGCGACGAGTCAAGCAATGGGATTTGGCATTGGTGCGGCACGATTTGTATTGGTTTCGGAAGGATTTCCAATGAGGATTGAATTTAGATTAGACGCTCAACCAGCTCCGATGATTGGTAGTATTGTTGCTGATACGGTAAATCCTTCCGAAGCAAGTAAACGAAATGAGGCCTTAACCTTAAAAATGATTGATACTATGTTTAAGATTTACAATGCATGTCAAATTTTTGTTAAAGATATTAAATTAACGCGACCGTTTGGGATTGAAGCATATGCGGGCGATCTAGTAACTGAGCTACATATGTTGGGTTCCAAATTTATTAACCAATCAAGACCAGTTCTTCCAGCGGTTGGGTATTGTGACAGAACCGATTATGTTCGCGAACGTGTAAGGGGTCTCTTTACCGAGGAAGAAAATCGGATGCATCTCGGAGTAATTAATGATGCTGGCGCGGAGAGGTTACTAATTTTTCGTGACGTTGCATGTGTGACAGATCAATGGTTTGCAACGTTAAACAGACAATTTTATCAATTCATTAATGACCGGCGTGTTGACTTACCATCTTTTCTAGCTCAATTGCGAATCTTTGCATTCCCAAATACAACTATCACGCTTGAGGATGAAGCACAATATGACTTTCACTATTGGCCTAACTGGCGTCGGGAAGATTGTTATGGAGCCGTGTTAATGTATGCATTATCCGTGTCACGCCAAAAACAGTACTATGACCACTTAGTTGAGCTGTTGCAGCGGATTAACGTTGTGAAAGTACGAAAACCCTCGGACTTAACTCGAGAGATTCCAAGTCTAGCTTCAATTGATGATAGGAAGATCATGGAAATTATCAATCAGATTGGCAGCGAGTTTCAGGATTATGACATTTTCCGTGCGTTGAGTGCAGACATTTCAACAACTTGGATGGATGTTGAGATCAAAGGTCTTGAAGCAGATGCGACGGCTTTTCAGGCAATTTTTAGAGTGTTCACGGTCATGCTATGGTTCAATCTCTTCCCAGCTATTGCAGTTGATTGCGCGCCGACCTTGATGTATATTTTATTCCGTGCTATGTCAGTTTTAATACCGACCGAGACGCGTGCCTACTGTGAGCAGTTTGGTTTTACAACGCTGCCAAGATACCATACGGTTTCAAACATCCCACCATTAGTACCATATCAACGTGGCGACTATACTTTTCCAATCTTACAGGCCCCACCGAACGCTGGAAATCTGCTCCATTTTGGAAGACTCCATCGGTTATTGATTTTAAATAATGTAGTCCAAACCCAAACGCGGGACACGCCTGATATTCAAATACCAAGGATGGCTGACGTGCGTGCATATATCCAGCCATGGGAATTTCAGCCTTTCACAGTACCAGGTGAGACCAGATTTGGGGCACGGTTGTCAGACATCTATGCTTTTTGCAAAGACTTAATTCACGCATACTCTACAACAACAGTTCGTGGCGTTGCACCAAAAGGCACGTTCGGTTCAGATGGAACTAGAGCTGCTGCAATGACGGACTTCTTTAATTACTTATCGGCTGACATGCTAAGTACCAAATTTGCGTCACGTGTCCACTGTGAACTGTTCAGACTGCGCGAGCTTGGTCAAAATTCCTTGTACAATATGGGCGACACGTATCAAGGAACTCTGGCGATGCGGAATGAGAGGCCCTTGGTTTTTGGACGTGATAGAAATCAAAGGTGGACGTCCTTCCCTTTTAAAAGATCAAAGGAGACGTTTGGATTTTTCTTACCGTTTTATGCTCTCCTGGCTGTTGATGGGTTGACTGGAATGGAGGCGTACGTTACACCACCAAACGTCGCAGCTGAGTTTGAGAAGATGCGTATGATCCAGCGTGAGGGCATGTTGTTTGGTGATATCTTGACGTTTACGCAGTTAGTGATGTTTGGTGATGGAAATCAATTCCGACGTGACTTGCGACGTACAACTGGTGACTACATGAGTAAAACGAGATTTTCAATTGTGTTGAGATATCTGGCTCAAACGTTGAAGTTTATGATTGGCGATTTGTTTACAAATGCAGTACGTGACATAGAACGTGATCTTGATAGCCGTGCTGGAGCGTTTCAAATCTCATTGTCACCTTTTTATGCACCCGCGAACCAGCCACAGCCTCAGGTCCAGGGAACACTATATGGTGAGAATCTCGAGTTGAGTAGGCCTTTCACCGAACAAGCCTTCGATACAATTTCAATGTTGTTTACACCCGAGACTGCACCCATTGCCTTGTTCTCACGCGGATTGTTCATCACGCGTCGGCATGTGACAACATTTGATCCAGATACGGCAATTGACATTGATGAGTTTTTACGAGTCAACCCTGATACGGTAATTCATGTTTGGTCACCCGACCTTGTACGCACCCAAATGATTGATAACACTTTCAGAAGATCAGCGTACACCCTCGCAATTACAATCAACGGGGAGCAGCAAATGTTCACTGCGCCAACCCAGCAAATGCCAAATGTCCTGCTACTCGTTACAGCACGTTCAGGTCCAATTAACACGAGGTATTTGAAGTTTCTTAAAACTTTCTTTCAACAGCAGAAAGTGCATTTCTTATTTCCAGATTTGTTAGTGGCGCGTGATCGCATTGTTACAACTTCGGCCGCGTATGATGTAGATTTGGAATCGCAATTCGATGAGATTTGTGGGGGATCGCCATCTGTTCAGCGTGTCATTAGGATGTATGATACGACGGTCTACCACGCAATGGGTGATCTTTGGAGCCCAAGTGAGAAATGGTTTTATCTAGCAGAACCAGCTCGTAATAATGATTTAATTATCAAAGGTGCGACACATCTAACAACTCATGATGGTGAGAGATTCGTGACAGGACCTCCAACGATGTGGGCATATGGACAGAATGGTGGACAAACGATAAGACACGAAAATGCAGATGATGAAGCTCAACAAGGTCAAATTAATAAATTATTAATTGGAAACGTCAACTATAACAATGTCGTTCGTACTATTGTTGATGAAATGGTTTTAAGGCCGCCCAAGTTTACAGTTGACGAAAGCTCGCTACTAGACTCAACCTTCGCTATTAACCACGATTTGTAACCACGCTGATGGATGTCCTAAGTTAAGTCCGTTAGGTTGGTTGTGTGACTAATCGTAACTATCGGAGATTGGGTAGGTT